ATACTTGGTTTGTTTAATTCATATGCTCCACCATCACCTGATACTTTAGGAGCTACTTCTTTAACCATGTTTACTATCTCGTCTTCAGTAACACCTGCTTTAAATACTGAACCCATACCTGGTTTATTATGTTCCATGATATGTTTTTTAGCATAATCTGATACTAAAATAACAATACCATCTTTTCCAGGTATTTGATCAGTTGCTTCAGTTAATAGTGCTCTTTTATATTCGCTTTCTGTTATTAAACCAGCTAGCTTTTGCATTTTAAGGAATTGTAGATTCATAGTTTAAAATATTGGGCATGAACCATTAGCACAAAGTATCTCAGTGATAATAGAATTTGCTTTAATGTATTTGTTATATTGATTATTTTTAGATTCGTTCATCATACCTTTTTCTTTCATGTATGATCCTGGGTTAGAAGGTGTAGAAACGAAATCCCAACATAATAGTTCAAAATCGTCTTGTACTTCCATTAAGTCACCCATTTGTTTTAATGAACCCATACCACGAGATGATACACCTACTGGTATTTTGTTTTCAAATAATGCTCTTAAGATATTACCTGATGGGGTAGGTAGTAATTCGATAGCACCCATTACATGGTCTCCATCCCACCAAATCTTTTTAATATTATGAGATACGTTTTTTAAGTTAATAATAGATGAGTCTGGGTGGTCTAATTCACCTAATGCTCTATTAGCATTAACACTTTCCATATACTTATCTATTTCACGTTCCCACAAATCTCTTGAATAGTAACGACCGTTACCATTTTTAACTTCACAAGTAGCTAAGATACCCTCAACAAGTGGATTATTTGTTGGTACAGTACCTTCAACTAATTTTAAAGGTTTAGCGGTAAAGAATTGGGTTTCTATTAATACTTGTTTCATATTAGTCTATATCACCAGTTTTTAATTTCTTCTTAAATTCTTTATTTAAATCTAAAAGTGATTGGTCTATTTTTTTAATAGCACTAACAGGAACATCTTTATGTGTTTTAGTACCTAATTTAATATCAACAAATTTGTCACCATCATTATCAACACTAGTTTTAATTACAGTCCAAACATCATTATTAAATTCAACTTTTTCACTTTTTTTAAATTCTTTAGTTTCAGCTAATACTTCTTTAATTAAAAGTTGAATTTGAGAACGTAATACTGATTCTTTTAAATCACCATATCCTGATGACTTAAATTTACCTTTTGGTTCTTTAGGTGTACCTAATCCAGGTACTTCAGTTTGATAACCTACTCCTTTAACTCCAAATTGTCCATCTTTAACATAATAGTTAGTATCCTTAGCTAAATTTTTAGCTACAATTGCTTTTAATTCTTCAACATGTTTATCAGCATTTTTAGGATCTTTTAATTCAGTGTAGTATCCTTTTAAAAATTCTTGACCAAATACATTATCATAGTTTTTTTCATCTTTATAATCATATCCACGAGTAGCCATGTCTGTGATTTCTTTAGATGGATCCTTTGCTTTTTCTTTAACTTCTGAATATGCAGTCATATTTTCATTAAAGATAGATTGCCAATCTTGTTTTTTACCAGATGTAACTATCCCACCAATACCTTCACTGATGATGCTTCTGTTTTTAAGAATTTTAACTGTATCCTCAAATGTGTTAACAGGTGATAACATATCTGGGAATAAACGGTAAGCAGATTTTAAAAATACTGCTTTGTTACCTTTACCTTCTTTAATAAGGTTATATTGAGATTGAAGTGTTTGTTCCATGTTTATTTTTTAAATAATTTTATCAAATTGTCTACTAATGAAATAGCTAAGTCAGTACCATATACTGCTCTATATTGAGGATTTTGTTTATATGATACTATTGTTTCTTTTTTAGCATCTCTAATTAATGTTATAAGTTCTTTTAGTTTACCTGATAGTAAGTTAAAATCACCTAGACGTCCTGCTACATATTCTTTTAACTTATCATCATCTGTTGGTAATGAGGCTATGAATGATTCAATGTCAAATTCAGGAGTTTCTTCTTCCCATAATTGTTTTACTTCAATACCTTTAGCAGTCTTATTTAATGCTTTTTTATTAACAGGTTTAAATCCTAATTTATAATAGTAATTCTTAGCTTTACCTGCTACTGGTGTAGGGTAATTCATTCCTTCACCAGCAGCAAAAGACGCTCCAGTACCTGTAGCGCTCATTTCTTTTAAGCGTTTACTAACTAGTTCTTTTATTTTACTATGTTTATTCATTTTGCCGCTTCTAACTCTTCTACTAATGCGTAGTATTGTAAAAGATTAATTAAATGATCATCATTAACTTTTTCATTCTTAGTTAAACTAGGTAGAATGTTTATAACCTCATTTATCTTAATTTGAATAGCTTTATCAGTAACTTTTTTGTTTAAAGCACCTAATGTACTTTTAATTTCATTTATTTTAGTATTATAAAACTCTTTTAATTTTGAAGTACTATCAATACTATTAATAAACTCTTTTAAAGTATTCTTTTGATTTTCATTTAAGTCAGCATACTTATCATTAAACTTTTCAAGTAATACTCGATATGTTAATACACGAATATCTTTATCTTGATGTTTAAATTCTTCTAAAATACTATTTTTAACTTCTTTTTTATCAATAGTAGACTGAGTTAAGTATTCTAAAAGCGCTGTTTTATTCTCAATAATTTGAGTTGGGTTAGATAAGTTTTCACTATTGTATACTTCTAATAAAGTAAATAATGAAGCTTGTGCTTTATAATTAGGTAATTTCATTTTAAAGAAATCCTCTAAGTTATAGTGATTCTTAATTTCCTTAATAAGATTATACTTTTGTCTCTTAAGTGTTGAGCGATTTAAGTGCTTTGAACTTTCAACAAGTGTATTTAAAACCATATTTGCTTTAGCCTCACTAACATTAGTATACTTAAAGAAGTTTTCATACAACTTATATTCTTTACCTAACTCAGTTTTAGTAAAGTATTTCTTAAGGATTGTTGTTGCTGGCGATTCTTTGCCTGATAAGGTATCGGCTGTGATTTGTCTTACTAACAATTCAAAAAGGATTCCAGTATTTTTGTACTTCGAGTGTTTTATATTCACTTTAGCAATAATTTATCTATAAATATATATGAAATTGTTATTCTCGTATTTGAGATTCATCTAATAACGAAGAATCGTCTTTTTTAAACACGAGTTTTTTATCCATTGATTCAAGTAATGTTTTATTTTGTATGGTTTCTAACGCTAATGGTGAACCACCTTTAAAGTTATTTCTAAGTGACTTATCTTCACCAGTATCATCACCTTTTTTCATACCTTTACTGCCTAATCTATCAACTCCTAAATAATTATCTTGAGTACCAATAGTAGATGCTTTTTCTTTAGGGCGACCTAAAGTAAGATCATCACCATATCCATCAGGTATTGCTCCATAACGACCTGACCCATATAATGCGGCTAGATCATGAGGTGTACCGTATGATTTACCTGATTCTAATGGGTCGTTACCTTCGTTTTCTATTTGTTTTAATCTAAAGATACGTTTTTGATCTTCAGCAATTAAATCACGATACTCATCAAATTGATCTTGACTTAAATGGAATACATTATCGTAAATCCAGTCAGAAGGTAATATTTTAGTTTCAAGAATATTACGAGCTAAATCTACTTTTTCTTTCATTAAAGCTATTCTTTCTTGGTCGTAAATGATAGAAGGAGTAGTTAAATCTAATTCGAAATTAGTTAATCCTTCGTTTCTATATCCTTGAGTATATAAATGAACTAACGCTATCTTATTTAACTCTGATAATATAATACGTTGAATGCGATCAATTGTACGAGCAAAACGAATATCTTCTGCTGCTAATGTTGCTTTACCAGTTAAGTCTTTTTCATAACCCATAAATGCTTTAGGTACTTTTAAAGCAGCAAATAATTTGTCTCTTAAGTATGCTACGTCTTCAATACCATTATAATCCATTCCTTTAGTAGGTTCAATCTTAGTAGATGAATCATTACCTCTAACTGGTATGTAAAAATCTTCCAACATATTTTGTTGGTTGTATTTTAAGTTATATTCACCAGTTTGAGGATCAACTAATGGAGTTTTCTTCATTGTGTTGATAGTCTTCTGCATAAAGTTTTCTACTTCATTTGGAGGAATAGAACCAACATTAATATAAAAAATACGTTTTTCTGGAGCGCGGCAAATACGATGAATTAACATAGCATCTTCCATCAAAATATATTGTTTAAATAATTTACGTGCTGGTTCTAAGTAAGAACGACCATAAGGTAAATAATTTACATCAGTAATTAATCTAAAGTGAGCCATTTCGTAATTATCAAAATATACTTTATTATCTTGTTTATTTGAGCTATAATTACCTTGTCCTGTTACTCCATAATATCCTGTTCCGCCTGAGTATCCATCCGCACTAAATGCAAATCTTACTTCAGCTGGATTTTTAGGGTCATAATTTTCTTCACGGGCAATATGATACGCTGTGTATGGTATAACATTATATACGCCAAATTTTTCTGCTATTTCTAATTTTAAGAAAAAATCACCGTACTTACACATTTGACGAATCCAAGACCATAAATTAAACTCAATGTTTAATACATCATAGAATAAGTTGTATAAGATTTTTTGTATATCTTCATCGTTACTCTTAATTTGAAGTACTTCACCCATATCATTCTTGAGGGTACACTCATCTGCGATTATATCCAAAGCAGACGCAATAATAGCGTCAGTATCCATAGCATCATAATCAGAATAGATTTGAGTACGTAGATATTTCCAGTTAAGATTTAATTGAGCACCATAAAGTGATGTACTATTATTAGAGTAAATACGGTTATAGCGATCTACTAACGCGTTAGTTTGAAATTCACCTGTAGATTGGATACTATTAACATCCATTACTTTAAGTTCGTTACCTCCAGCATTTCTGATGATAACATCAGTGGAGAATAACCGTCTTAGTCGTGTAAATACACTTGTATCTGCCATTTTATATTAAATTATGTATATAAATATTATAGTAACCAGCTAATGTCCTCATTTCCATGCCCAAAATCCATGTTATATGGATTATTGTTGAATGTTGTTCCATAGATACCCTGTTGGTTAGATTTAACTACAGTAATATTACTAAGCATTGCACGAGTTAAATCCATTCCTTGTGTTCTAAATTTAAGAGCTGTGTCTCTTATGTACATTGCTGTTCCAAAACTCATAACTAAATCATCATTATATCCTGATTGTGCTTCTGGTCTGCCATTTCTCCAAATAAACACTTTCATTTCCTCTAATAATCGTTTAGATTGTATAATAACACTCTTATCTCCAATATACTCTCTGAATTTGCTTATTACAAGTGGTCTTGTTTTTAAAGACATTGTGAATCCAGGTGTCATTTTTGATGGATCATCATACTTATCTAAATAAGAATCAGCATTTGTTGTTTCACTTTTTGGAGAATGATATAAATTTCTATATCCTCTTTCTTGAACTGCCTCAATTGTTGACCATCCTATATTAGCATTTTCAACAACTAATAATGCTTCATTATATTCTGTGGCTATTGCTACTAACAAATAACCAAATTCTCTAGGTGATAATTGTCCTTTATATTCACCTACTTGAGTATTTGTTTCAACATCTATAATATGAAACGCTGAGAAGTCTTTGCCGTCTCCTCGAGCAACGTCTGCTACAACTATATAACTGCGAGAATAATCCGCTGGTTCCCATATCCATAAGTTATGATCGACTCCGCGCCTCTCCAAGGGATCCTTAATATATGTTTGAGAAATAAAATCTATATATTCAGGATAAAATACTACATCACCAGATGTACTAAAATCACAGTCACATTCTTGTGCTGCCATTCTAGGATCACCTAATAATTCGTCTTGTCGTTTCCTCCAAGTCTCATCTCGCTCAGGATGAACATACCATGGTAATTTAATAGGTAAAAATTGATTTTCACCTGCTTCCGCTTTAACCCATGTTTGATGGAACCAGTTACCTGTACCATATGGAGTAGATAACACAATTGCACCTCCACCAGTGGCTAAGGTTTGTTGAGCAGATGCCCAAATCTCACCAATACCATCAATAAACGCGGCCTCATCTATAATCAGCAAAGAAACAGCTTCGGATCGACCCGCATCTCCAGCTGCCGATACTGCTTTAACCTGAGAGCCATTACTTAGTCGTAATGTTAGTTTATTATTTTCTTCAGCTGTTATTTTTAACCAAGAAGGTAAGTTTTCAAACATGAATTTAACTTTCGTTACCATGTTTTTAGCTGTTTCTTGTTTAGTTGCTATACATAAGATATTTTTATCTTTTTGAAATAACATTAACCATAGAGAGTAACCTGCTACTAGAGTAGATATACCTAATTGTCTTGATTTAAGTATTATATCATATGGATTATCTTTCCATAAGTTAAGTACTTTATCTTGGAATGGGTATAAGTTAAATAATACTCTACCACGTTGTGGATGTTGGATATAGCAGTATTTACGCATAAAGTGCGCCGGGTTAGAGGCGCACTTCAGGTATTCTTCACGAATTATTTGTTTTATGTCTTGACTCATAAGTAACCCTTATTAAGGGAGGTATTATCTGATAATGTCAGATATTAATGCTTTAAGATCTTTACCTCCATCTTTAAACAACTTTTTAATTTCTGGTTTTTTAATAAGTTGTCTAACAATTTCGATATTATCTTTAGTTGGGTTAGCTAATTTTTTCTTAATGCCTGACTCTAATTTGTCTAGTCTTTCTTTATCAGCAGGTGATAATGCTTTAGCTAATTTAGTTGAACTAAACTCTTTATCTATTTTCTTTAATTCAGTTTTTGATGGTTCAGCGTTAGCTATTTTAGCGTCTTTCTTGTCATCTTCATCTTCTTTACCGTAAGTATCTTCTACTTCTTCATCTTCGTCTTTACCTTTAGCTTCAAAGAAATTTACTGGGTCATCAGCTGTTCCTAATTTAGGATTTTTAGTTGTAGCTCTAGCTTTATTAATTAATGCTTGTTTAGATTGGGAATTTAATGCTGCTGGGTTAGGGACATCAATATCTGCTTCACCTAAGATCTCAACGATGTTTTCTTCAATATACTTTTTTAATTCAGATAATTTCATTGTGTTTAGTTTTTGTGTATAAATATCAAAAACCTAGACAAGATTTAACTTGTTTAATTCTTTCCTCAGTAGTACCCGCTATAATACCAAAGTTTTGAATATGAATTAAATTTTCATTAATAACACCTTTAATAGTTATATCAATTAATTTACGATAATCAGCATTTGTTTCTCTAACTCCATTATCTTCAATATCAACCCCAATAGGTGATACATAAAATATATAATCATATTCCCAAATCATTGGAGCAGCATATTTAATGAATGCTTCTTTATACTTATCATGAATTGAATTAGCACATTTAGCAAATGACATTACATCAATAATTGTTCTATCAGTAATAACATTATCTCTCATTAACTCAGAACAACGCTCAGCTAAGAATATTGTTTGTCCTTTTAATGTACTATCAGTATTTAATGGAATACCTAAATCACGTAAATACTTACTACGTTCAGTAGCAAAGTAATAATCTTTAAATTCAGGTAATTCCTTTAATGCATTTACTAGTGTAGATTTACCTACACTCATTGTTCCACAAAATCCTATCTTCATATTAAAATCTTTGTTTAGCTACACCTGATTTATACCATGGTAATCCAACACCATCTTTTCTAGCCTTTTTATGACTATCCTTAGTATGTTGAACACCATTAATATAATATTCTTCTTTACCTTCAGGTGTAATTAATGCTGGTCCTTCCCAGTTATGTAACTTACCATCTTTGATATGACGTACTGTGCCGTCAGGTGATGTAAATTTCTTTGTTTGTAATGTTTCGTCTACAACTAATGGTTTTACTTCTTTCATGTTATTAATTTATTTATTAAATATAACATCTCTATCCCCAATAGCCAAATAAGTGTTATATATTTTCTAGATAATTTAAGAAATCTTCGAACACTTCTCGTTGTTCATGTTCCGACTTTGTTATAGCTTCACGCAATATAGTTGGAACATCTTGGTTAGATTCAACTAACAATAACTTGAATGTGTTTAGTGTTGATTCAGCTATTAGTAGATCAGCTTGACTGTCACCGTAGTCTTCTAAGTCATTTAAGTATAATTGGATGTACTCGTTTAATTTATTTTTTGAGACTTTCATATATAAGATTTTTTAAACGTTTAAATGCTTCAGTTAATTTTTGTACTTGTGAGTTTAACCACTTTAAACGCTCTCCAAAACGTTTACCTTCCATTGGTTTTTCTATGTTACTATCTGGGATGTATTTAGCTAATGGTTTCATGTATTCGCTTCCTGTTAAGAATATAAATTGATCTTTTTCAGGATTAATACCTGACGATTTCATTTGTTTAATTGTTTCTTCACCCCATTTTTCTTTTTCATCTTTAGGCATTTCCTTAAGAGTTTTATCGTAAGGTTCTAATTTCTTAGTTAAAGGAACTAAATGATGTTTAGCAGATAAGATATACATTTTATCTGGTTTAAGTGATTTACCATATTCTAATGTCTTTTGGAACATTGGAGAAGCAGAATACAGCTCCTGTGCTGGAGCTGCATGTTTAGTCTTTGATTTGGTACAACTTAAAAGTACTACTTTAGCCATTAATATTGTTTACGTATAAATATTAGGCAAGTGTTATCTCTTTAATTACTTCTTTTTTAGCTAAGTCGTTTATACGATAGATTAAACAAGGCATTAATTGTGGGATTAACTCAGGGCATTTATCACTAAAATGTGTTAGTAATGATTCAAATGCCGGAACATATCCTCTATATTGTATTTTTATACCTAATTTTTTAGTATCTAATACTTTTTTAACTAAATTATAATTTTTATTAGGACTTGTTTTACGTAAATCCATAAACATATTATATAAAGCTATAATATAAGGTTTTGATGCCTCAAACTCACAGTTAGCTATAATTTCTTTTGCTACCTCCCAATTACCAGTATCAGTACTTTTTAACATTCCATATAAGTTTTGGAATATATCAAAATCAATAACTAATCCTTTATTAATATCTTCATTTACATTTGAATCAAATACAACTTTTAAATTATGTTTTTTAACATTATCTAATAGATTAATATAAAACTCTAAACTATCAAATGCTTTTTTAGAACCGTGTGATCCTTCAAGTCTAATTCCTCTATGTATTGTAGCTTTATCTTTAATAGTTTGGAAATGAGGAATTTTAGTACATATAATATTATATTCATCTATTGATACACAATAATGAGTAATATGTTTTTTTCCTTTTATAGTTATATCATTCCATTTATTTTTCATTGGATTGATATGTTTTTTAAATTTAGGATCTTCTATCAAAACATTTATTGGAAATACTAAATAGTCAGTTATATAATTAGTTAAATGTGCTCTTGTAAGACTATTCCATTCTGTGATATTATGGTAATGATTTTCAATAAATTCTTTATTAATAATTAAGGTATCTAATTTCTCAAGTTTACGAGCGGTAGTTATATTTAACTTATTTTCCTCAATATAATTTTTAAGTTTATATGAAGGTAATTCAGATAATGGAGTAATATATACTGTACTATCATTAGTTAATTTATTATCTTTTATTTCATTTAAGAAATTTTTAATTTTAGTTTGATAATCTTCTGGTATGATTCCTCCTACTAATTGGTAGCCTACACCAAATATTTCAATGCGGTGAGGATGACCAGAATTAATAATTGTTAGATGTCCTATATTTTGATTTTTCATAATTACTTAGTTAAAAATTGAATTAAAGTTTTATTTAACATTAATGATTTAAAAGATGATGGGTTGTTATTATAAGTTGTTTTTACAATTTTGTATTTTAAGTCCATAGCAAACAACTCTTCATTCATTAAAAATGCTAAACGATCAATATATGGTTTTTCAACTTTATTATTTTTAGCATAATATGAACTAAAGTTAACAATACGAGTTGATAAAATTGATGCTAAATCTGCTCTATATTTATCACCCTTACCAATAATACCTTTTAAAGTATTTAAAACATACTCCTCACTTTCATGAGTCATAATAGTTTCTGGTGAGATAATCTTATCTAATTTATTATTAATAAACATTGTGAACATAGTTGTGAACTCAGGTCCAACACTACCCTCACCTATCATTTGAATTAAACCTAACTCACTATCAAATGAATTTAATGATGAGATTGAATTAAAGAATGTTGTGATACTTCTTGAGTTAGTATTTGTTGATACTAATTCTGGGTGTTTAAGTAAGAAGTTAATACATCTACTATCTATTGTAGCATCCTCAGCCCACTCACTCCAACAGTTAATATCAAATTTAAGATTAACTGAAATAAATCGTGTTTTTTGAGCGCTATCAATACTATTAACTAAATAGTCTCCGTTATCAGGATTACTTGTTAATATAATATGCCAGTCT